CCTTTGATCTTAGTGCCTGTGTAAACAGGATTCGGACGCCATGTGGCATTACCACCAGTGGTTGTACGACTCGGTATCCTAGGGGTCTCCCGACCAGCTGGCGCACCAAGTGAGTATGAAAGACCAGCATCCTTAGCGACTGCTAGAGGCTTCTTTGGTTCATACTTCTTAAGAAGGTCTGCCCAAGACTTATCCAACTCACGTTGTTTGGCGTTTGGTTTACGTTTCTTGGACTTCATTGGAGTTGTGTGGTAAATCATACTACGAATCCTGTGGTGTCTTTCTTAGCTTTACCCTTAGCCTTCAAGCCAACGATAACACCCTTTGGATCGAGGAAACGCAAGTCTGTTTCATCGCCATTGATAACTTTACGACCAAGATAAGTCTCTGGCACTTCGTGGAATACTGCAGCCACGTTCATACCATTGGACAGGGCAATACGAACATCCATGTCGTTTCCATCTGCTTTAGAGAAAGTCAAGTGGTAGTTAGGGATGTGTGAAACTTTACGATTGTTAACCTTAGTGTAGTCGTAGAATTGAACATCTGGAAACATCTGGAAAATGTTCTTACCAGCTGCAACTTCGTACTTTTCCCAAGCTAAGTCAGAAGTGCCATTGAGACGAAACACAGGGATCAAACCCAGCTTTTCAGCCTTAGCGATTGTTTTGACAATCTCAACAGTCAATTCGTTCAAGAAATCACGACGATTCTCGAAGAAGTATTTTGTTTTACGGATTCGTGCTTGTTGGATCACATTAGTGGTCTCACCCTTCTTGAAGATACCACCACGACCAGCAGTGTTCAAACAAGCAGCTGTACAACCAGCAGTACGCTTAGGGCAAACTTCTTTACCAGAAATATCGGCTGGAGCAAAGTGGAGAACAGAGGACAAATAACCCTTCTTTTCACCTTTAACCAACTTGGGGTTACCAACAGTAAGTAGAGACATTTCAGATCCTTTTCCTAATCAACTGTAGTAATTATTGCTCATTTCAGCATTTAAGGCAACAACTTTCTGGAGGCTCCGTAACTTGTTGATTCTACAAGGAAAAATACCCCTCAGTAAATGAGGGGTATTGGTTTAGAAACGAAAGTATTACTTTTTAACTGTTACAGCGTAAGCGATACAGATGTTGTCGTGGGAGTTACCGTAAGCACATCGTACTGCTACAGGGTCAATACCCTTTGCAATAGCAGACTCAATATTACGCTCCATAGACTTCATAGAAGTGTAGTTGTAAAAACCAACAGCACCAACAATAGCCAATACGGCAGTCAACAGTGAAAGTGTCCAAACATTTTCGTTCATAGTAATTTCCTTAAGAAAGTTCTTTAACATCGTCGCAGATTCCTAGCTTCTTAGCTTCGGATGGACTCAGCCAAATATCCTGTGGTGGCAAGAGCACATCACGAATTTGTTTTTCAGAGAGACCAGTACACTTTTTGTAGTGAGCAGTCATCTTCTTTGTTGTTAAATCGAATTCTTTAACTGTAGCAAAAAGTTCATGTTCTTTACCAAATGCACCCCACGAGTACTGATGACTCAGGATAGATGTATTGGGAGTAAGAATTCGCATACCTTTATCACCAGCAATGAAAATCATTAGACCAGCAGAAGCAATCTGTCCGAGACCGATTGTTCGCACAGGAATAGATGAACCACGCATAACATCAATTAACGCAAATGCTGCGTTCAAGTCACCACCTGGAGATGTAATAATCAAGTTTAGCAACTCTGGTTTTTCTTCAGCAAAGTTAGCTTCAAAAATCCACTCAACTGCACCTTTAACAGTAGTTAGTGAAATTTCTTCCATCATTAGGTAGAATGCATGCCTAGAGCTTTCTTCCTTTAGTTGGAGATTCATTTTTTGCATCATAGTATCGTTCGCTTTCTTTATAAAATATATGTCTACCAATTACGGTAGTTTTTTCTAGACCACGCCAACGAGGATTAACATAATCGGCGTGATAGAACAGAGCACCTTTGGTGATGTCTGGTGTAGTTTCGTAGTTAGCGAAAACTCGAAGTGCAACTTCTAATGCATCTTCATAAACTGTATGATTCTTGATGGTCTTACCACGCTCACAGAACCAAGAGAACTGACAAGTTGATTTTACTCTTTGTTTCACTACAGAGCAAATATCTTTTGGATAACGAGGGTCTTGCAGACGATTCAACGTAACCAATGCAACAGCAACCTTACCGTCTTCTGGTTCGAAACCAGCTTCGTGATAGATGTTCTCTGCTAAACATCGAACTTGTTGCTGAGACTCTAATGTCAACTGAGACATCTTAACGCTAAGATTGATAGTCTCTGTGTAAGTTGTTTTAACTAAGACAACCAAACTTATAAACAATAATATAAGCGGAATGTATATACGGTATAAACGCATAGTTATCTCCTTAAATGGTTAAAGTCAGAAGGTGTGTGAACCCTCTGACCAATCCCTTATCAGGTGGACTTTTTGCTAGTCTTTTCTTGTGTAGTGTTGGGGATTTGCGACACGAAGCCGTTTAGTTGTGTTGCCTTTGCGACAACATCAGCTTCAGTTGGATATGTTGGCATAGTAGGATGGTCTGGTGGAACAGCGCCAGCATTTCGAGCAGATTCTACTCGCACTTGCCAATCATGTGATACTTGTTCTTTCTTACCGTAGTATTCTTCAACAAGCATATCTTTCGCCATTTTTAATAGTTCAAGGCGAATCTCGAACGGTGTCATATTAGACATTTACTTCTCCTGTGTTGTGTGTAAAGTTGACAGTTTGTGTGTCCAGCACTGTCAGGCTGGTATTATATTTAGGAAGATTATTTCTTCTCTTCAGCCTTCTTCTTTGGAGTTGGCTTTGGTGACTTTGGTGGTGGAGGGCAATTACCCTTCTTATCACGTGTCACGCAGTTTGTTTCTTCTTTCTTAGCTGCTGGGGCATCAGCTGCGAATGTAGCAGAAGTGAATGCCAAAGTGATCAATACTAACAAGTGTTTCATATATTTCCTTTAATGAAGTTAATTTTTACTTCGGGATTATTCTCGATGATAGAATTCCATCTAGTGCGCCACGCCTCGATGCATCGCTTAGTCTCATCTGACGTATCAACGAACTGATGAGTGTGACTCTCTAGCGTAGATTCAAACCAAGAATCACAGCCGAAAATATCTATCCCAGTAGCACCCTTACGAATCATAGCTTCTACAGCTACGTGACCAGCAGAGTGATAAGGGTATTTAGGGTCAATAAGTTCAATTAGATAAGGTTCAAAGAGTGTTCTCTTTTTAATCTCATCTGTGATCATCCACGCCTTTCTTGAGAAGTAAGCTGGAGTCTTGATAAGTTCGGGATTCTTACCCATATAGTGAATAACTTCTGGGTCGAGAATAACTGTCGCATCTACAACAGTCCAAGGAATGTTACAACCGATAACATAATCATAAGCCAGAGAGTCTCGAAAGACTACTCTGCTTGGTCCATTACAGAGGACAGCTACGTTCATTGATCTAAAACAGCAACAATGTTTTCTTGTTTGATGATAACACGTTGGGCATCACCAATTTTGACAACTGATGCTTTATTCCATTCCAGATAAATCACATCACCGACTTTAACATCAGTGACATCTGGACCAATGGCTAAAACAGTGCCAGACTTCGACTGATCGAAACCCGCACCCTGCAAGACAATACCAGATTCTGTAGTGTTCTCACGTTTGTTCTCAGCAACGAGAACTCTATCTTTTAATGGCTGTACGTTCATAATATCCTCTAAATGTGAAAATGGTAGGTTATTCTGTTACGAGGAAACCTACCGAAACCCTAAGCAGTGATTAGGCTGCTAATGCGAAGACAGAGTCGTTTGCATTTACTTTATTTGCTTGATTTACGGTCATCGCCTACCGTGCTGTCCACTTGTTTACTTGTTGCCCTGTCGAAACCATGGCATCCCCATTATAAAACACACTGAACCTACATCTTGTGTAGTGGCGCCATTACTGGTAATGCCGTGTCCTGCAGAACACTCAATATGCTTTATGGTGGAGATGGGGGGAGTCGAACCCCCGTCCAGAACACTTTTCTCTTTGCTTCATACAGCAATAACCTTTATTATACACCGCAAATTATGCAATGTCAAATAAATCTATAAACCAACACAAACCTATCACCATTAACAACTTCACTAACGTAATGGGTGTAATCTATACCAGCTGGGGATATCACCATTGTACCGATAGTTGGTTTGATATCACATCCTTGATCTGGATAAACCAAATGTCCACCATCAAAATCATCGTTTAGGAATAGTATACCAGTATACTCCCAATTATTTATTTTCTCAACAACCCTTTCGTTATTAACGATAGTTATTTTACTATTGTCGCTATGCTGAGCATTCTTAGAGCCAGATGGATAATAAACTATGGTACAACTCACAAGTTCTCCAACAGGTTCTATCCTTTGTAATAAATTTTCCACAAGAGGATACACTGCGTAACCAGTTTTGTTATCTATTTGATTGTCCCTAATATACTTAATCCCAAATGGATACTTTTTGATTCTATTGGTGTCTTGGGAGTGATAGTTCACATCAATAGTTAAATCAATAGGGTCTAGTTCTCTTAGTAGAGTGTAACACTCTTGGGGAGAAAGCACATTAGGTATAATCTTAATCATATATTATACTTATTCTTATAGTCTAGTCTAAGTTTACGGAATGGACCAATCCAATTATCACGTTTTTCGATGAACCAACGTGGATCGTCATTTTCTACTGCCATCAAAATTGCAAGACGACCAATAGGAATACCAGTACGTTCTTCAAACGCAACAGCATAAGCTGCACACTGCATGAAGTAGTGATAAATGTCTTCACGATCTTTTGGTTTGCTTGCCGTCTTAAAATCAATAACAGTTAGTTTACCTTGAAACTCAGCAATACAATCTACTGTACCAGCAACCTGCAAGTGGTCAGAGTAGAGTGGAGTTTCTAAGCAGTGAATATTATCAATATCATCTAACAAAAACTTGATAGAGTTAAACATCTCCAAATCAAACATATCAGCTTCGAACACGTTTCCACGCAGATAATCTTCACAGTACTGGTGAATCCGAGTACCACGTGCTGACGCTTTGGCAGAAACTCTGTTGGCTTCTTCAGCACCAACTCTTTGTCGCCACTTGGCAATCCCCTCTGCTGTTGCCTGTCCTGTGATTGTTGTTACACTCGGGTACGAAAAACCCGATGGGGTAAGATATGTTCTTTTTCCATCGGGTCTTGTGTCACGCACTAGTTTCGCAAAGTCATGATGTATAAAGTTTTTCATTAAGTCAGTAGGTGAATACACTCATTATAATGTTTAATTCTATCTTCTAGACCAATGTATCCACCATTGATTTTTCTGGTCATAGTTTTGATATCACCGATATCTGCTTCGTGGTTCAACTTGTTCTTATTCCAGAACCAAATAGCTGACATCAAAGCAAAGTCACGATCTGCTGTAACCCAGTCTGGGTTGTTTACTACGTTCTCCCAGTCTTCGAACATCTCTTT